ACATCAAAGTCGCCTGAGCCGTCAACATCAAGCGCGCCGCTGCCTGCGGTGGCGCTGGAGTCGCCGGGTGTGCCGTCGTTGTCCCACTCCACGGTGTCGCCTTCGGAAAAGCTGGCTGTGTTTTTCTTGTTCATGACCGCGACGCCGCGTACGCGGGCCGGGACGGTGTCGCCGCTTGCTGCGTCCTCGGTGAGGGTGCCGGCCAGGCCGCCGACCGAAACCACGTCGCCGCGGCTCTTTGCTGCTGATGCTGTATAGTCGAGAAAGTCGCCGTCTCTCTCGATGTCTGCTGATTTGAGCATGATGAAATCCTTTCTGGTTCTCGCCTTTTGGGCTGAAAAGTTTTAAAATATGCGCGTTATTTTCGGGCCCAGGGATTCGCGCCCCCCCTGGTGTTTGGGGCTTGCTTATGCCGTTACTTTTCTGCCGGTCCGGTAGTCGGCCTGGTTCACGCCGAAGTCGATGTATCCGCTGACGTAGATGCCGAGGTAGTTCGGGCGCGGGTCGGTTCCGGTCATGATGGTCGGGGCCTGCTTGCCTTTGAGGAAAGAGACGACCCAGGGCTTGTGCCGGTTGTTCAAGAGATACCACGCGGTCGCGCTGTATCCGGTGTAGGCGCTGTCAGACAGCATGGTCGGGGAGACGACCTTGTACTTATTCCGGTGCGGGTTTTTGCTGCCGCGGGCGCTGCTGCCGGACTGGATGGTCTCGCTGGTGACCAGAACGTCTGCGGTGTGCTCCAGCTCTGGTGGCACCATCAGGATGTTGGGCGCCAGGCCGATGGTCTTGGCTTTGTCGTCCTTGTCGGTTTTCTTCCGCTTCTGCAGGCGGTATTTTCCGCGCTGGGTGCTGAGGGTTGCGTCTGCCAGGGCTGAGCTGGTGCCGAGGTTGCCGTTGGTGGAGCCGAAGAAATCATCTGTGTTTGCCAGAACGAGCGTAAAGAGCGCGTCGTCGATGGTCCAGGCTGCCTCCTCGCCCATCATGCGCGGGAGCTGCAGGAAGGCGCCGAGGTCGTCGTTGACCACGTCTTTGCGGCTGATGCCAAGGTGCGAGCCCTTGGTATCTGCCTGGATGGTGAATTTGTCATCTGCCAGGTCACCGTGCTTGAGCTCGCCGTCGTGGCCGACATCCTGGAACGCGCCGGTCCCGCTCAGGCGGTAGCGGCTGTGGCTCTGGAAGTTGTTGACGCTGGCGATCTCTGCTACGTCCTGGTAGTAGGTCTCATTCATGCTGAAACCTTCGAGCAGGATCTTGTTTGCTGCGCTCTCAAGGATGTCGGTGATGCCGAGGATGCTGAGAGATGCCTGCAGGAAGGCGGTGCCGTCGCCGACAATCATCGGCAGGCTGGCGCCGGCTGAGCGGGCTGCCAGGCGCATGAAGTCCTGCAGGCCCATCTGCTGCATGTCAGCTGATGCGGCGACCGCTTTCTCGCCCAGCTTTTTCTGGACCTTTTCAGCGTCCATGCCGCCCTGGATGCATAGTGCTGCCTCAAGGGATTTTGCGTTGAGGTTGCTCTCGCCTGCGGTGACGTTTGGCACGCTGGTGCGGGAGGCGCGGATCACATTCAGCACTTTGGCTGCGACGGTTCCGCCGTCCTCTTCGCCGGCGATCGCAGCGGCGCGGATCTCGTTGACCTGCTTCTGCTGCTCTGGTGTCCAGTCGCCCTGACAGGCTGCTTCGATTTCTGCCAGGCGCTGACGCTCTGCCTTGAGCGCCTCGCGGATCTCTCCGCCGGCGTCGGCTGCGCCAACCGGTGCGGGCTTGCTCTCCGGCTCTTCGCCGGGCTTGACCGCGCCTGCTTCCAGCGCTTTCTTCTCTTCTTCAAACATTGCCTTGAGGCTTTCGAGCTGTGCTTTGCTCAGGTCAGCCTCGACAAACCCTTTTGCCTTGAGCCATTCACTGAAAGGCATATTGCTCTCCTTTTTCTGGGCCATTGCGGCCAACCGTGTTGATGTGTTCGAGTCCGCCCCGAACAACGTTATTGTCGCTTCGTGATGAATGCCTTTTCTGAGGATGAGGATCGGGCCTTCGACCTCCTGGCCGTTGACCGTCGCTGTCTCATTCTCGCCCAGTCGCTCCCAGCCGCCCTCAAGTGGCTGGATGCCGATTGATGCCTGGTACGGCATGCCGTTGGCCATGTTTTCCAGCACCTCCGGGACGTGTTTGCCGGTGCCGGAGAAGACGCCGGCGTTGATAATCTTGTTTCCAACCTGTCTTGATCGCCCGTGCCCCATCGCCTGGAACGCGTAATGGTCCAGCAGCGTGGGGATGTCTTTGTCCTGGATGACAACGCCTCCGCCTTCCAGGTCGATAATCACCCGCCCGTACCAGGCGACAAAGATCACGCCGCCGGTGTAGAGATCCATCTCGTACTTTGGCAGGGTCTTCCCGTCGCCATCCTCATCACCTGCGGCCTGCGCCTCGATGAATTTGACGTTTCCGCCGGTGATACTCTCAAGCGGTTTTGTCATGTCTGAGCCCTGCAGCTCCATCAGGTACGTACGGTCGATCTCATCGCGCTGCGGGATGGCGCTTGCCTGGAGTGGTTGCATCATTGGCTTGGTCATTTTGAGTCATCCTCGTCAAGTGGGAGCTGCAGCAGGGTTGTTGCCTGAGCCGGCATAAACTGCTCAAGCGGCAGTCCGAGCTTCTCGGCCATCGCCTTGCGGCGCTTGAGCTGGGCAAACTCCATCTCGTCGGCAATCTCCTGCTCACGGGCCAGCTGCTGCATCTCGGTTTCCCAGTCTTTGCCGGCGCGCGCGTACTCGGCTGCCAGCGTGGTGGTCTTGTTCTCAAGGCGGATGCGCTGGGCGACCGCCTCTTTCTGCGGGTCAACGTGCTCATGCCCGTCAAAAAACCAGCGATGCACCACGCGGGTGATGGTTGACCCGATCTGCCGCATCATGGTGCGGGTGCGGGTGCTGATCAGGGCGGGGATGCGTACGGCTTCAGCCAGAAACGCGCGCAGGATCTGGTCCAGGCACCGTTCGCCCAGCCAGTGTTGATCCACCGCGATGGTGCGGAAATACGCTTGATGGTCCAGGCGTCCAGAGCTGTAGTTATAGCCTTCCGAGTTTGCCAGGGCGATGTTGAGCGGCATGCCCAGCGTGCGGGCTGCTTCGTTGAGCATCTCGCGCTTGAATTCTTTAAAGGTGGCGTTCGGGTGCTCGGCCTTGAACTGCTTGAGAACCGTGCCGACCGGCAGGGTCATCATGCTGCCGCGCTCGATGTCGACCAGGTCCAGCTCTGGCCAGGCGTCCTGGTCCTCGTTCTTGAAATAGTCTGAGATCTGCTCGATCACTGCGCTGAAGCTGGCAGCGTGTTCTGCCGCGTTGACCGTCGCCAGACAGAAACGCCTGAGCAGCGCAAAGATCGGCAGGCCGGCTGTCACCTCGGGGATGCCGCGCCGCTGCCCTGCCTGGTGCTGCTTATAAAGATGGATCACCTGCCAGGCCGGGTATGTGACAAACTCGTCATCGTATCCGATGCAGGTGTCGGGGTTTTCTTTTGTGACCCAGTAGCGCAGCGGGTTGCCGTTTGCGTCATAATCGATGCCGTCATAATGCGCGCCGCTGTTGCAGACTGTGCCCCATGAAAGCTTGAGTGGCGATCTTACCCGGTCGGCATTGACCAGGACCGGGCGCAGCTTGACCGGGTGCTTCACCGCCATGTCGGTGGTCAGGACCACAAAGGCGTCGCCTGAGTCGCTGATGCCTTCGCGCGCCAGGCGGAGGGTCTCCCCCAGGTGCACGGCTCTGGCCCAGGAGGCCCAGATCTGCTCGATCTCGCGGTTGACAGCGCCGTCGTCGGTATCCATCTGCAGGCGCGGGGTCCTTCCGACCACGTCCTCTGCCTTGGTCTGCACCATGCCGCGCGCGTATGAGTTATTCCGCACCTCGTAGCGGGCGCGGTTGCGGAGTTTTTTGCGGATCTCCGGGGTTGCGTCTGCTGCCGCGGCCATCGTGTCGGCGTCGAGCCAGTGGTTCTGGTTGAGTCTGGTGGTCTGGGCCGCGTCGTAGGTGTTGGCTCTGACAGGCGAAAAGCCTCTGATCGCGCCAGAGGCTGCCAGCTGCGGGGCTGGCGCTGCCTGGGTGGTACCGGCTGGCTTTCTGGTCTTTTTGCGCGATTTAACCATAAGAGTTTCCGCTCTTTGTGCGTGAGATCGTCATCCCGCGCCCGCCGCTGCGTGATGCCTGCAGCAGGGTCTGGTACATCTTCCGCGTGTCCATCAGGTCTTTGAGATCGCGGTATTTGATGCGCCTGTTTGCGACATCAATCTCGCCAGGCTTGCTGACGCCGGCGAGGATCGCCGCGTCAATCGCGTCAAGAATTGCCTGTATTTCTGATGTCGATGCCATACAAAACCTTCCGCTGGATAGTGCGATATGGTCATTATATGGCGTATTTTGGCGTGATTTTCAGATTCGTACGTTCGCTGCGAAAAAGTTCCCCATGGGGAACTTTTCAGCAAAAATAGTTCCCCATGGGGAATGTCGGGAGGGTTTTATTTCTTGACAGGGGGGTGGTGGATGCTGGTTTCTGGATGCTGGATGCTGGCTCTGTGTCTCTGTGTGAGTTTAATCGCAGTAGTCCGGGTCGCGGTTCGCCGCGATCGGGGCGTCGGCGTTCCCTGCAGGGAAAGGCTGGCCAGACCTGGGGAGGATATACCGCCCGCAGACCTGACACACGTCAGCCCCTTTCCGGTTCTGCTTCGGCTGCGGCTTTCTGCACTTACAGAGTCGCATCACTCACCGCCTTTCAGTCTTTTTCGGGATTAAAATGACGTCCAACAAACTCATGATACATTGCAGTTGCCAATGCCTGCCTCAGTCTCAACCAGTCATTGCAGCCGCCAGCCAGGCGGACGGCCTTACAAATTCTATCAAGCGCTGGGTTATAGTTGCTGCCATCGTCTGAATTTTCGGACCACTCCCATATACGCAGCCGCTCCACCTCTTCCAGCAGCTTTACGGCTTCGCATTCGTCGCCATCACGAAGGCAGACGTTAGTCGGCTTTTCT